TTGACCAAGTGGATTCTTCGAAACCCATTTACATTGTTGAGGGACCCTTCGACTCCACGTTTGTACAAAATGCTGTTGCTATGTGTGGGTCCGACGTTGATATTGGGTCGTTTGGTTGGGGCGATTATATTTACGTTTTTGATAACGAACCTCGCAATCGAGAAATCGTCAACCGAATATCAAAAACTATCGACAGAGGAGACAAGGTAATTATTTGGCCAACATCCATTGAGCAAAAGGACATTAATGATATGGTGCTCACTGGACTTAACGTTATGGATGTGTTAAAATCAAATACATATTCAGGTTTAGAAGCAAAAATTAAGTTTAACAACTGGAAGAAAATATGAGTAACGGAACGAACGTCGTCAAAAGGAACGGTAAAACTGAACCCCTTGATTTAAATAAACTCCATGTTATGGTGGAAGAGGCATGTAAGGATCTCGCAAACGTATCTGCATCACAAGTTGAGATGCAGTCTGGTATCCAATTTTATGATGGCATCACCACAGCAGAGATTCAAGAGATTCTGATTCGCTCTGCTTCCGATTTGATTGATCTGGAGCACCCCAACTATCAGTTCGTTGCTGCTCGTCTGCTGCTGTTTGCCCTCCGTAAACAGTTGTTTGGTGGTATCTATGACTGCCCAACTGTCAAACAGCATGTAGAACGTTGTGTGGGGCGTGGTGTGTATGATCCAGAAATTCTTTTGCTGTATACCGACGAAGAGTTTGATAAACTTCAGTCGTTCATTGATCATAGCCGTGACTATTTGTTCACTTATGCAGGTCTACGTCAGGTCGTTGATAAGTATCTCGTGCAGGACAGAAGCACTGGAGCACTTTATGAAACGCCACAGTTTATGTACCTTTTGATTGCGGCAACTATTTTTTCCAAGTATCCAAAAGAAACACGTTTAGACTACGTTAAAAGGTATTACGATGCAATCTCAAAGCACAAAATCAACATTCCAACCCCCATCATGGCGGGAGTTAGAACACCACTTAGACAATACGCTAGCTGTGTCCTTGTTGATGTTGATGACACCCTCGATAGTATCTTTACTAGCGATATGGCTATTGGCAGATATGTTGCACAAAGGGCGGGCATCGGTATCAACGCAGGTCGCATCAGGGGCATCAACTCTAAAATCAGAGGTGGAGAAGTGCAGCACACAGGTGTTGTTCCATTCCTCAAGAAGTTTGAAGCGACTGTCCGATGCTGTACTCAAAATGGCATTAGAGGTGGATCAGCTACGGTTCACTTCCCCATTTGGCACTCAGAAATCCAAGACATCCTAGTACTAAAAAATAATAAAGGAACCGAAGATAATCGTGTTCGCAAGTTAGACTACAGTATCCAAATCTCTAAACTCTTCTATGAACGATTTATCCGCAACGAAGACATTTCACTCTTCTCTCCGCACGACGTTCCTGGTTTGTATGATGCTTTTGGCACTGATGGATTTGATGAGTTATACAATGTTTATGAACGAGATCAGTCTATTTCAAGAAAAACTATCGCTGCTCAAGAACTCTTTCTTTCACTCTTGAAAGAACGTGCAGAGACTGGTCGTATTTACATTATGAATATTGACCACTGTAACTCCCACTCTTCTTTCATTGATAAAGTTGAGATGAGTAACCTTTGTCAGGAAATTACTCTTCCTACTAAACCACTTCAACACATTGATGATACTGATGGTGAAATTGCTCTTTGCATCCTTTCTGCTATTAATGTTGGCAAAATCAGGGATAACGAGGATCTTGAAGTTCTTTGCGACCTCTCAGTGCGTTCTCTGGACGAATTGATTGACTTTCAGGGGTATCCTGTCAAAGCAGCAGAAATCGCCACTAGAGCACGTCGTTCGCTTGGTATTGGTTTTATTGGTTTGGCACACTATCTTGCTAAGAATGGTGAGCACTATGATGATCCCGGTGCCTGGAAACTTGTTCACGATTTGACTGAGGCATTCCAGTATTATCTGATTCAAGCAACAGTCAACCTTGCAAAAGAGAAAGGTGCTTGTGAGTATTCGCATCGCACCAAATATGGTCAAGGTATTCTTCCAATTGATACATACAAGAAGGATGTGGATGAAATCGTTCCAAACGAATTGAAGTATGATTGGAGTAGTCTTAGGGAACAAGTTTTACAATACGGGGTACGGAACTCAACACTGTCCGCACAGATGCCATCGGAGAGCAGTTCCGTTGTGTCAAATGCCACAAATGGAATCGAACCACCTCGCGGATACTTGTCCATTAAGAAGTCGAAGAAAGGACCACTCAAGCAGATTGTTCCCCAGTATCAATCACTTAAGAACAATTATACGCTCCTGTGGGATATGCCTAGCAATCGTGGGTATATTCATATTGTTGCTGTTATGCAAAAGTTCTTCGATCAAGCGATTTCTGGAAACTGGTCGTATAATCCAGAAAATTATGCCGATAATGAAGTTCCTACTTCAGTGATGGCACAGGACCTTTTGACTTGTTATCGCTATGGTTGGAAAACAGCATATTACCAAAATACCCACGATATGAAAAATGACGAAGTTGAAGAACCAAAACAACAACTTCAATCTCTTCTTGATGACATTATGAGTGGTGATGATGATTGTGAAAGTTGCAAAATTTAACTTCGTTAAATATTACAGTGTGAGTTAGTTTAGTAGGGAGAATTATGACATTTAGTTTTAAAACAGGTTTGGAGGATAAACCAATGGTCGATTCAATGACCGTTTTTAATCCTCATGAAGTAGATACTAAAAAACAACCAATGTTTTTTGGCGCTCCATTAGGAATTCAAAGGTATGACTCTTACAAGTATCCAATTTTTGATAAACTAACAACACAACAACTGGGTTATTTCTGGAGACCCGAAGAGGTATCTCTTCAAAAAGATCGTAGTGATTATCATATGCTACGCCCAGAGCAAAAGCACATCTTCACCAGCAACTTGAAGTATCAGGTAATGCTGGATTCCGTTCAGGGTCGTGGACCTGGTATGGCATTTGCTCCATACTGTTCACTTCCTGAACTGGAAGCGTGTATGAAGGTATGGGAGTTTATGGAGATGATCCATTCCCGTTCATACACCTATATCATCAAGAATGTTTACTCAGACCCATCTGAAGTTTTTGATACCATTCTCAAAGAAGACCGCATTATGGAACGTGCCGTGAGTGTGACTCAGGCATACAACGATTTCATCAATAGTGCTCATCAGTATGACAATTCAAATGAGTGGGTTCACGCATTAGAACAAGTACCATACGCACGAGAAGCAAGGTATGAACTCAAGAGAAAACTATTCAGAGCAGTTGCAAACGTTAATATTCTTGAAGGTATTCGCTTTTACGTCAGCTTCGCTTGTAGTTTTGCGTTTGGCGAACTCAAGCTTATGGAAGGAAGTGCAAAGATCATCTCACTGATTGCTCGTGATGAGAACCAGCATCTGGTTATCACTCAAAACATTCTGAACAAGTGGAAAGAAGGTGATGATCCTGAGATGGCACGTATCAGTAAAGAAGAAGAGCAGTGGTTCTATAAGACCTTTGAAAACGCTGTGAACCAAGAAAAACTTTGGGCAGAGTATCTGTTCAAGGATGGTTCGATGATTGGTCTTAATGACAAACTATTACAACAGTATGTCGAATGGATTGCAAACCGTAGAATGAAGGCAATTGGACTCAAACCACTTTATGATATTCCTGCGAAGAATAACCCTCTTCCTTGGACTTCTCATTGGATTGATTCCAAAAATTTACAAGTGGCACCCCAGGAAACGGAAGTGGAGAGTTATGTGGTTGGTGGAATCAAACAAGATGTCACTAAAGACACTTTCTCGGGATTTCAGTTATGAATTATTATGTTTATGTTTATTTGAAAGAGGATGGAACCCCCTACTATGTTGGTAAGGGGAAAAATGATAGGTGGAAACAAAAATCCCATAGTGTAGAGGTTCCACCACCAGAAAGAGTTATTTTTCCATTACAAAATGTTGATGAAGAAACTGCATTAAATGAAGAAATTAATTTAATTTCTAAATGGGGCAGATTAAATAATAAAACTGGAATTCTAGAAAATAAAACTGATGGTGGGGATAAACCACCAAAACAATATAAAAATTTATATACTCCTTATGAAAGAACTCCAGAAATAAGAGAAAAGCAATCAAACTCTGCTCATAAAATGGGAAGACCTGGAAAACAAACTCCAGAGGAAATTGAAAGAAAGCGTGAATCAATGAAAAAAGTTTGGGCAGAAGGAAAAAGAAAAAAACTTCCCAGAGATGAGAGTGGTAGATTTATAAAAAATGAATCCTAAAATACTCAAAGATGATTCCAACTATGATGAATGGTGTGAACAGGAAATCCTGAACGCATATAAGGAAGCAGCAGAATCTGATGAGTTTCTGTTTGGTGATTATGATTTTAAGAAAGAATGGTTAGAGGGTCGTTAAGACCCTCTTTTTTTATAAATAAAATTATAGAAAAATCATAAAAGAAAAAATGTCTAGAATTACTGGAACTGATGCTTTTAATATGATGGAAGCATATAATAATGTTTATGCTCCTCAAGAAGAGGTTGAACTGACTGAAGAGCAAGTTCAAGAGGACTTTGAGAACTGGGTAAATTCACTTGTAGAAGAAGGTTATGACCTCAGTGAATATACTTGGGAAGATATGTATGAAGAATATTTGAATGAATTAACTGCATTTGATGCCGGTGGTGGAAAAGCAAAAGTTCAACAATTGATGCGTCAAGGAATTGGTGGAGTAGAAGCAAATAGAAGAGTTTCTACTACTGGTGAATATCTTCAAAGACAAAAGGCACAAGCATCCACAAGACCTGCATCTGCACAAAATCTTCGTGGACTTACAATTGGTCCTGGTGGTTTTAATATTCAAGGTAAACCAGTTCAACCAGGAATGTCTCCTATTTTCCAGAGACCTGGACAACCAGCACCTACGAGACCTGTAGTGCAAGCACCAGCAAGACCTGCAACACAAGCACCTGCTTCTGCACCTGCAAGACCTGCAGTACAAACATCTACAAGACCTGCTTCTGCACCTGCTCCTAAACCACAACTAGGACCAACAGGTAAACCATTAGTCGGTGGTATTGAAAGAAGAACTCCAACTTCTGCTGAACTTAGACAAGCACAGCAACTTAGAGCAACAGGTGCAAACTTGACTGGTACTGGAGCACTTGCAACTAGACCTACAACATCTGCTCCTGCTGCGGCAACAACTCCTGCTCCTGCTGCTACTACATCAAAACCAAATCTTCAACAGCAAATTAGACAGCGCAGATTGAATATGGACTTAGACCTATTCGATATCGTTCAAGGTTATCTAATTGACGAAGGTTATGCTGAAACTGAAGAAGCAGCAGCAGTCATTATGGCAAATATGAGTGAAGAATGGAGACAAAGTATTGTGGAAGCTTATGGTTCTTTCGGTGCTAATATGGCTGGTGCAGAACTGCAAAGAAGAGCAACTTTAAAAGTGCGTGAGGATGAGAGAAAAAAGATTGAGCAAGAAAAAAAGGGTAGTTCTGGAGCATCTTCACAAGTAAGAGGTGCGTGATACAATTTTTTAAATAGTTTATCAGAGGGTCTAACCAACCCTCTTTTTTTATAAATAACTAAAAAAGTAAGAAGAAGATGAAGTCTTTTAGTCAGTTTTTACAAGAGTCATATTTGAATGAAGATGAAAAAAAGAAAAGAGATCTTGAAGCTGCAGCAGCATTAGCAGCTGCAACTACCCCTCTTGCAGGATCAGTTGCTTTAGGTAATAATGATCCACTAAAAAGATTGGATGATAGATTAGATAGAGATACATATAATAGTCTACCAAACAGAAGCAAGCAAAGATTAGGTGGTCCTTCTGCTTTAGGGAGACAGAGACAACCATTGCGAGGATCTGCAGGAGCTCCTGCAATTAGAAGTGCAAGAGCAAGAGCATCGGCAAATGCAGCACCAGAAGTTTCGCAAACTAATAAAATTGCATCTCAAACAACTCAACCAGAAGTAAGTCCTCAAGGAAAAACAACTACAGTAGCAAGTCCTGCAAGAAAACCGTCAGGAGCTGCTGCTGATGCTTGGCAACAGTTTCCTGGAAACCCGCCAAAAAAATATGGAACTCCAGAACCACCTTCAAGTAGAGTTCCTTATGGAAATAGAACACTTTCTGGAACTCCTTCAAGACTTGCTTTACCTGCTTCAGGATCAACTAGTAGTCGTGGTAGGCGAGAATTTACTCCAGAACTTGAAGCAGCTGAGCGAAGAAACAGAGCAGCAGCAAAAGAAGCAAGAGCAGCAGCATACGATGCCAAGCAACCTGCCGGCAAATTAGCAACTCGTGGAACTAATCCACAGGCACCCCCAGAAGCTATGATGAGAGGTGCATATGATAAAGCGTCTACACCCAGAACATCTTCTGGAGGTTCTGGAGGAAAACCACCAGCACTTCCTGCGGTTGGACAAACTGGAGGAAAACCACCTACTGGACCAAAAATTAAAATTCCATCAGGACTTAAACGAGCTGGAAGAATCGGTGGAAAACTTCTTGGACCTGCAGCAGCAGCACTTGATGTTGCTGATGAAAGAGCAAAAGGTTCTGGTTGGTTGAGATCAGGACTTAAAGCTGCTGTAGTTGGTGGTGCTGGTGCTTTAGGTGCAGCAGCAGGCGCTCCACTTACTCCAGTAGGATCTCTTGCAGCAGGAACCGGTGCTGCAATGGCAGCATCTAAGGCATTTGATGTTGTTGCTGGTGCTAATGCGGTTGAAAGAAAAGCAATGGCAACAGCAAATCGTCAAAAGCAAGCAGGAACTGCAATTAAAGGTATTGGTGGACAAACATCATTTAGTCAGAAAAAACCAGGTGGTCCTGCATTTATGTCAACTGGTTCTGGATCACAAAGAAAAACTGTTCAACTTGCTAAAACTGGTGTAGTTCAAAGAGGTGGGCAATCAACAGCAGGACATCTTGCGTTTAAGGATGGTAAAGCAGTTTATAAGGCAGGGCCAAGTGCTCAATCTCTTGCTAAAACTTCTTCTAATCCATTAGAAAGAATTGGAAGAACTATGTTTGCAGGTGCATACAAGAAGCATGATGCTGTAAAAGCACAACAAGCACTTCAAAAAGCAAGACAAAATGATGCTGCTCGCAATAAGAAACTTGGGGTAAAAGCACTTCCTGGTAAGTGATTTTTTATAAATATCTTTATAAAAAGGTATTAAAATCATAACCATGTCTAGAATTTCGCAAGACTTCATTAATTCTGTTGGGTATTTGTATGAAGAAATCAATATCCAACAGGAAGATTTTTTGAATGAAGATTCTCAATATTATGATGCGGAAGCAGCAGAAATAGTAGAGGATATTCTTGCTACTATTTCAACTTCAATGGTTTATGAAGGATATAGTGCTGAAGGTATTATTGGATTTCTTGCAGATTCTTCAGAAGAAACAATTATTGAAAAGTATTTGAGTTTTGATGAAAGTATTCTTACCGAAAGTGTAGTTTCTGAAGATTATATTCAAGAACAATTAGAACTTTTTGATGTTGCAATTTATGAGGGTTTGGCAGATAAATTGTTAGGTGGTGCCATTAAACTTGCGGGAAGAATAGCATCAAAACCTGCAAGAAAAAAAGTTGCAAATATAATTCAAAATTCCAAAAGACCTGAAGTAGCAAGAAGAAGAATACAAAATCTTGCTCAAAAGGAAGCGAGAAAAGGAAATGTTGGTGGATATAGTCCAACAAAATCACCAGTTGATGGTGGAAAACCAATGACTGGTAAGCAGTCTGCAGAATTACTTTCAAAGGCAAAACTAAGTCAAGCAACTCAAAAAGTAAAGGATGTTGCTTCAAAAGCAAAAGCAGTACTTCCAGGAATTGCTAAAGGTGCATTAATCGGAGGTACTGGTGTTCTTGCTGGATATATGGGAGCAAAACTTGGAGGTGCAGGTTCTGGATCAAAACCAACAGGATCACCACAACCAGCTACAACAACACCAGCAGCACCAACAGCATCACCGAAACCACCTGCAACACCTTCTGGATCTGGCGGTGGTGGAGGAGGATCTACTGCAACACCTACAAAACCAAAGTCTGATTCTGTAACTTCTAAGTATAAAGAACTCATTAAACAAGGAAAAACTAAAGAAGCAGAAGAACTAGGACTAAAAACTTGGGCAAAGGCAAAACCAGAACTTGCTGCTAAACTAAACCCAGATGGCACTCAAAGGGGCACTGGTCAAAGTCAAATGGAAAAAGATGCTGAAGAACTTCGTAAAATGGGCAACAGATCTAAGCAGCGTCAGGGAGAATTGATGGGTGGTCCGGAAGGTCCTGGAAAAATTGATACTAAAGCAGTAGAAGATGCTTTAAAGGCAGAACAAGAAAGGCAACAGAAAAAATTGGAACAGCAAAATAAAACCCCTGTAACTGCAAAAGAATCATATCAACCTTACGATGTTGTTTTAAATTACTTGCTGTCTGAGGGTCATGCAGACACCTTAGACGAAGCAAATTACATTATGATGGAAATGGATGAAACTGCAATTGGTACAATCATGGAACAATATGAGGATTATTTACTTGCTGAAGAAATTCAAGAGTGGGTGAATGGTCTTGTAGAGGAAGGTTATGATCTTTCACAATATACCTGGGATGATATGGTTGAGTATTATGTAACTCAGAATTGATCACATTATAACATCTTCAAAGGGGGCTTGACAAGTCCCCTTTTTTTGTCTAGACTACCTTTGTCCCGGTTGAAGATGAGGCTTTAGCTAATCTTAGAAGACTTAAGAACGATGCCATAAATTCTTTCAGATTCGCTCATATAAAAGGTTCCACCAATATTTGTATTATAATATTCTTCACTCATCAGTACATTACGATTAAACTGTTCATAAGTTTCATAATAACTCATAGATTTCTTATGAGGACATAGGTAGAGGATTTCACGAAGAAAATGTTCTCTACCTAATTTCTTTACATCTTCATTAAGTTCATCACAAGATCCGAAGTAGTTTTTCCAATCAGACTCTTCGGTCTTTCTTCTTCCTGTTTTTTTGTTCTTTTGTCTTGTCCAGAAATGTTTTTTACCAATGTATTTTTTATTGTTCGTAAGATTCGTAATTATATAAACAAACCCTTCCATCCCTTTGGGAACATCGGTAAAGACTTCTCCATTATATTGCCAATCCATAAGAATTCTTTATTTGACTATTTAGATTTGCAGTCAAAGACCAGGAGTGCTATACTAAAAAAAGATAATGATTTTCTAAATACTATGGTGACACTTGAAACTACTCTTCGTCAATCACACGATTGGGCAATTGACAGGATGCATTTCCTATGTGAACAAAAAAATATTGAAAATGCCCATGCGATTCAATCTGAATTTAGTGAATGGTTGAATCCCGATATTCCAGAGCATGATGTATTTTCATTAGAGTACATAGGAGAAGAAGATGACATTGGATCTTCATAACTTTTTTAAGTTTTACGACGACACTAACTCAAATCATGTAGCAGCAGTTCAATGGTTAGAAGATAACCTACCTGCTCAATTCCTTGACGATTCAGAAACCGATTGGATTGGAATTTTTAGAACCAAACCACCTACACCAGCAGTTCTGAATGTTCCATATTTCAATCAAGTAGACAATTACCGAGATGCACATAGAACTTGTAACAGTTCATCGTGCGCTATGTGCCTTGCTTTCCTTAAGCCAGGAAGCATTAAGGGCGATGATGAGTATGTCAAGAAAGTATTTGCAATTGGTGATACAACTGATCATGCCGTACAGACGAAAGTTCTGGCAGGTTATGGTGTTAAGTCACACTTTAGTTACAATCTATCTTTTGCTGATATTGATAAAAGTTTGGATGCTGGAAAGCCCGTTGTTATTGGCATACTCCATAGGGGTTCTCTTTCTGCACCTACTGGTGGGCATATGTGTGTTGTAATTGGTAAGACTCCAGATGGTAAGGGATATTTTGTGAATGATCCATATGGTTCATTGAATGATAACTATACTGGACCTGTGACTAACGGTAAGAAAACAATTTACACCAAAGCAGTTCTCAAGCACCGTTGGTGTCCAGGAGGCAACGATGGATGGGGTAGAATCTTCGACTAGATTTAAGGCAAAGATGCTTAAGGTGATTAAAGAACTTACTAATCATGGAAAGCATCTAGAAGCAAACGAACTTTATCAACGTTATTTCGGAGACAACAATGGCAAAAATCGATCTTCATAATTTCTTTCAGTTCTATGATGAAAGAAACCCTAATCATGTTAAAGCAGTTCAGTGGTTAGAAGATAATCTCCCAGTTAAGTATCTGGAAGATAATGTAGACTGGGCAGAGATTTATCGCGGAAAAAAGACTAGTGCTGCACCAGCAACCCCTGCTGCTGCAGCGCCTGTAGTTGGTGGTGATGATCTCCCACAGATGGGAATCAAGTTAATCAAAGAGTTTGAAGGATGTCATCTTAAGGCATATCCAGACCCTCTGACTGGTGGACTTCCAATCACAATTGGTTGGGGTTCAACCCGTAAGAAGGATGGTTCAGCATTTAAACTTGGCGATACTCTTTCGCAAGCAGAAGCAGATGATCTTCTCATCGAACAATGTAAGAAAGAGTTCCTTCCTGCATTGCGTAAAATCCCACATTGGAGTGAAATGTCAGATGGAAAAAGAGGAGCTTTGCTCAGCTTTGCTTATAATCTTGGTGCCGGTTTTTACGGTGGTGAT